GTTTGCTGTATCTTATTTCTCTACTCTCCCTCCTCCCGATTTCCAACCTGCCCACTCTGCATATTATATTGAACAGAATCAAATCAAACGTTTTTCTCAGCACTATTTGATCGATGTTCCTGACGACCCTTATATTCGCCATGCCCAAGAATGGTTTGAATCTCTGGTGTTTGGTGGTGGATCTTTTTCCCACTATAACTATGAGTCCGCCGTTCATATTGCCTTGCGTGAGAACGCCGATCGTTCTCCCGGCATTTATTGGAAGCAGCTTGGCTATAATACCAAAGGTGATGTCATTAACAAGATTCCCGATCAGCTTGAACGTCGTGTAGCTGCTTACTATGAGTCTCCTCCTGGTGGTGAACCCTGGTACTTGTGGAGTACTGCTCTCAAAGATGAGTTGACGTCTATGAAGAAAGCTGTGTCGAAAGACACACGCCTTTTCTTTGTAAGTCCTCTTGAGCATTATCTTGCTTGTATTATGGAGTTTGGCGCCACCACTGAGGCTCTTTATGCGTCCGCTGGAACTCATCCCGTGCTCGTAGGCCTGTCCAAAGGCTATGGGTTGTGGGTTGATGTCGTGTTCAAACAGCTTGGTCCGACCAATTTGTCTGTTGATGCTAGTAAGTATGACACTTCAATTATTGCTTATCTCATTTACTGTGCTGCAGAAATTTTCATAAAACGTGCTCCCCACCGTTCTGTTGCTCATCAACTCATTCTTGAATCTATTTATGCTCTAGTTGTTGATTCCGCTGGGCGTGTCTTCTTGAAAGAAGGAGGCAATCCGTCTGGTGGTTACCTTACTCTAGTTCTTAACTGCGTCGTACAAGTTCTTCTTATCGTGCGTGCCAATCTCATCCATTGTGGTTGCATTCCTATGAAAGATTTGCTTCTTAAGATTGTGGGCGATGATGGCGTTTATACGCCTCTTGCCTGCGCTCTTACTGCTGAGCTTATTATTGCTAGGTTTGCCGACTACAATGTTACGTTGAAAGACGTTAAAGTATCTGGTCCCGAAGGAGTTGAATTTTGCGGCGTTTCCTATGAGGAAGGTTTTCTGATTCCTAGACATGAAAAGTTTTATTGTTCCATGTTCTATGGCCGTCGAGCTGAGCCTGCTTTTAGAGTTGCTCGGCTCCAGTCTATTTGGATGGAGTTGTTTGACCACCCCCGTGGGGTTGATACCCTTGATTACGTTTGTCTTTTCTCTATCATGTTCAATGAGCCTATCCGGCTTAAATGTTTCTGTGCCCTGTTAACTCAAAAGTATGGAGTGGTGGATCATAATAAATTATCCACTTTAAAACTTCGTTACCATGGCTGCACGTTTCGTCGGACGCTCTACTGCCCGTCGTGTGGCACCCCTCCGTCAAGCACCCTCATCACAGAATCCCTCTCGGCGTCGTCGTCGTCGCCGTGTACCTGCTCGTCCTCGTCCTCGTCCGCGTCGTCCCGCCCGCGCTCGCCCCCGTGCTGCTCCCAGAGCCGCGATGGCAAGTGCTGGTGCTAATGTCACGGACTGTTCGTGGGACTATGCTGCCTGTCTCATGAACCCGTGGGACGGGCCTCTTGCCTGTTATCCTGACTCTTTTGCACTCCCGTCTACGCGGTTTCGAGTGCGGAAAGTCTTTGATATAAAGGTAGGAGAGATAGGTACTACTGGTTCTGGATACGGGTTCATTTCCGTTGATCCGATTCTTGCGATGGCTAACAATCTTCAATCTGTTTTCTGGACTGATGGATCTGCTACCTACACTGGTGACTCCTTTGTGCAAGCTGGCACTGGTGTCGTTACTGGAGCTCTTGGGCAGGGCACTATCGCCAATGCTGACTACGCTAGTACCTCGACTCAAGGTCGTGTGGTTTCCGTTGGTGTTCGCGCCTGGTACACTGGCTCCATTATGAGTTGTGCTGGCCAAATCCTCGCTTATGAATCACCTGATCACCAGAATCTCACTAACCTTACTTGGGGTGACCTTTCCTCTCGTCCTGGTGTGCATTTGGTTCCTGTTGCGGCTGGAAGAAAGTTCCATGTCCGCTCTTCAGGTCCTAAGAATCCCGCTGAGCGTGATTATTCTATTTCGCCGTCTGGTACCTCGACCGGTGCGTTCCTTGGCTTGCTCATTAGCGCACCGAAGAATCTCACTTTTACTGCTGAGGTTTCTGTTGTCTACGAGGTCGTTGGCCAGCGGAACTTGAATCCCTCCCCCACTAAGCAAGACGCCGTTGGACTGTCTCACGTGAATACTGTCTTTAATGCTCTTGGTCCACAAGGCTTTTCGTCAGCTTTCTCAGACTCTTCAATTTGGCCTCGTCTGATTTCTGGTGTTTCATCCGTCGCAAAGGTCGCACTCGGTATGTCTGCCGCTGCTGCCACTCCCGCTGTTTCTTCTATCCTTACTTCCCTTCGCACGCCTGGTCTTGGCGTGCTTCCTCGCGTGCTCATGTAATGTGATACCGCTCCCTCTCAAGTTCGAGTTTTATCGATCTATCTTTAACTAGTG